CGACAAGGGCGACCTGGCCCAGGCCGAGCGGTTCTTCGGCAACCGGATGGCGGCCGGCGCCGGCGTGTGGATGGACATCGACGCCTGGAAGGCCCGCAAGAAGCCCCGCGAGGTACCCAAGGGCACCCCCGTCGTGCTCGGCTTCGACGGGTCCGACCTAGACGACTGGACGGCGATCAGGGCCGAGACCGAGGACGGCTACCAGTTCACGCCGACGTACGGCCCGGCCGGCATGAGACAGCCGACAATCTGGGATCCGGCGAAGTGGGGCGGCCAGGTGCCGCGGCTGGAAGTCGCCGCGGCGATGGAAGAACTGATGACCTGGTTCGTCGTCGTCCGCGCCTACCTCGACCCGCCGTACTGGACGACCGAGGCGGATGCCTGGGCGGCGAAGTACGGCGACAAGAAGGTGATTCGTTGGGCGACGGGCCGGCCGATCCAGATGCAGGCCGCCGCCGAGCGGCTGCACACGGACGCCACCAAGGCGGAGGGCACCTTCACCCACGACGGGTGCGAGATCACCACCGCGCACGTTGAGGCGACCCACAAGCTGCCCCGCCCGGGCGGCCGGTACGTGCTCACGAAGCCCGAGGACGGCCGGAAGATCGACGCGGCCGTGACCAGCATCATCTGCCACGAAGCCGCCGGCGACGTGACCGCGGCCAAGCTCTGGCCGAAGCCCACCCGCCGCAAGGTGATCAGTCTGAGGTAGGGGGTGCCCAGTGCTCCCCACCTCTGACCAGGAGTGGCTGACCGCGCTGTCTGTGCGGCACGACGCCGAGATGGGCCAGCTCACCGAGTACGACAACGAGTATGAGCTGCGCTCGACCCGGTGCTACATCCATCCGGAGATCCTGCGGGAGCTCGAGGACCGCCTGCAGCAAGTCGTGGTCGCCTGGCCGCTGCTGGTCGTCGGGTCGCTGGAGGAGCGCATCGACCTGGAGGGTTTCCGACTCTCGGGCAGCGCCGAGTCGGACAAGGAGATGTCGCGGGTCTGGCAGGCCAACAACGCGGACGAGGAGTCGCAGCTGGCGCACGTCGACGCGCTGGTGATGCGCCGTTCGTACATCTGCGTGGGCGCGAACGAGGACGACCGCGACACGCCGCTGGAGACATTCGAGAGCCCCTTGGAGATGTACGCCGACGTCGACCCGCGTAACCGCAAGGTACGCGCGGCGCTCCGGCGCTGGTGCGACTTCCAGGACAGTCTGGTGCGTCTGCCGGAGCGGTACTCGACCCTGTACCTGCCCGACCGGACCGTGCACTACGAATACGGCGCGAACGGGTGGAACGAGACCGGCCGCGATGAGCACCGCCTGGGTACGGTCCCGGTGGTGCCGCTGGTCAACCGGGCGCGGCTGTCCGACCGGTTGGGCCGGTCCGAGCTGGACCCGATCCTGCCGCTGTCCCGCGCGGTCAACAAGCTGGCGACGGACATGATGCTGGCGGCCGACTTCGTGGCTATCCCGCTGCGCGGCTTCCTGGGCATCGGCCCGGATGGCTTCGAGGACAAGGACGGCAACAAGCTCACCGCCCTTCAGGCGATGATGGGCCGGGTCCTCGCGATCCCGGGGGACGCGGACGCCGTCAAGCAGTTCGAGTTCGCGGCCGCGCAGCTGTCCAACTTCACCGGTGCCATCGACAAGCTCGCGGCGCTGGTGGCGTCCGTCGGTGGTCTGCCGCCGCACTACCTCGGCATGACGACCGACAACCCGCCGTCGGCCGACGCGATCCGCTCCAACGAGGCCAGGTTGGTCAAGCGGGCCGAGCGGCGCCACCGGGCATTCGGCGGCCCGCACGAGCAGGGCCAGCGACTGATCCGCCGCTTCCAGGAGGGCGATTGGGATCCGGCCCTGCGCCAGTTGGAGGCCATCTGGCGCGACGCCAGCACGCCGACCATCGCGCAGCGCGCGGACGCCGGGGTCAAGCTCTACTCGACGCCGAACGGGCCGATCGTGCCGCTGCGCCAGACCCGCGAGGACCTGGGCTACACCCCTCCGCAGATCGAGCGCATGGAGGAGCAGGACGACCAGGCCGCCAACGCCGACGCGGCGCGCCAGGCGTCCATCTTCAAGCTCCCGACCGCCGCGGATCAGCTCAACCAGCCACCGGTGCCGGCCCCAGCGCCGGCGCCCGTCCCGGCGGTGACCGGTGCTGCCGGCTGAGGTCCAGCACCTCGCCCAGCTCCACCGCGTCCGCCAGCAGCAGCTGGCCCGGCTGGCCACCCGGGAGGCCGAGCAGATCTGGGCCCAGCTGGGCAGCAACCTGGCCGCCTGGCCGAAGCTGCTGCCGCAGCTCGTCACGATGCTCACCCAGGCGCAGCTCGCCGCCGCGACCGGCGCCCAGGAGTATGTGGGCGCCGCGGTGAACCTGCAGGGGGCGACCCCGGCCCCGGCGGGCCGGCTGAACCCGCGGGCCTTCGCCGGGGTGGCCAGTGACGGCCGGGACTTGACCAGCCTGGTCGACTTCCCGATGTTCGAGGTCGAGGCGTTCACGTCCGGCGGGATGCCGGTCGCTGACGCGCTCGGTGTCGGGCTGCGCCACCTGGGCCGCATCGTGGCCACGCAGGTTCAGGACGCGGCCCGTGTCGCCACCGGGGTTGGCATCGTCAACGACCGGCGCGCGGCCGGCTACCTGCGGGTGGTCACGCCACCGAGCTGCTCGCGGTGCACGATCCTGGCCGGCAAGTGGTACGCGTACAACGCGGGTTTCACCCGGCATCCGCAGTGCGACTGCACCTCGGCGCCCGGAACCGACGAGCTACCTCCACCCTCGCCGCGGGCCCTGTACGGCCAGATGAGCCCCGACGAGCGCCGCAAGGCCGGCTGGTCGCTGGCCGACCAGCGCGCGATCGACGACGGCGGCGACCTGTCCCAGGTGGTCAACGCGCGCAAAGATCTGCGCTCGGTGTCCATCGCCGGCCAGCAGCTGCAGGCGACCGGTCACGGGGCGACCCGCCGCGGTCTTGCCGGCCAGCGCCTGGGTGGCCGGTCGAAGTCCAAGGCGCTCCGGCTCACCCCGGAGAGCATCTATTCCGAGTCGGAGCGGCTCGGGTGGTCTCGCGACGAGACGATCCGGGTCCTCACGCTGCACGGGTACATCCTCTGACCGGCGCGATGCCGGTCCCGTCGAAAGGGTCGCGATGACCCAGCTCCCGATCCATCCGTACACCGGCCTGCGGGCCATCGGATTCACCCGTCGGGGCCCGATCTGGCCCGTCATGGGCGGCGCCGAGCCACCCGCCGACCCGCCCGCCGACCCGGCGAAGGACCCGGTGGTCGAGCCGCCGAAGCCGGGCGACCCGGCCAACGAGCCACTCGGGCCGCCCGGGCTGAAGGCGCTGCAGAAGGAACGCGAGGCACGCGAGGCACTGGAAAAGCAGGTCGCCGAGCTGGCCCCGCTGAAGAAGTTCGCCGACGCTCTCGGGGTCGGCACCCCGGCGGCCGGCGGCAAGACCGAGCTGGAACTGCTGAACGAGCGATTCGCGCAGCACGAGACCCAGCTGACTGAGGAACGTGCCGCCCGCTACCGCGCGGAGGTGGCGGCCGAGAAGGGCCTCACGGCCGCGCAGGCGGCCCGCCTGGCCGGGATGACCCGGGAGGAGTTGGCCGCCGATGCCGACGCGCTGAAGGCACTCTTCCCCACGGCCCCGGCCGCACCGGGCACGCCGGCGCCGGACCCGTCGCAGGGTGCTCGCGGTTCCACTGTGGACCTCGATAGCCGGATCGCCGAGGCGCAGAAGGCGGGCAACGTGATGCTCGCTATCTCGCTGCAAAACCAGAAATTCCAAGCCAAGTAATCGGGGCCGGCGTGGCCGCGCCCGGAAATAGGAAGGGACGGACCCAGCCATGGCTGGCATCACCGCGCTCGGAACCACGTACAACCTGCCCAACTACGGCGGGCTGCTCTTTCAGCTCACCCCGGCGGACACTCCGTTCCTGAGTGCCATCGGCGGCCTGACCGGCGGTGGCCAGTCGACCGACACCGAGTTCGAATGGCAGACCTTCGACCTGCGTTCCGCGGCTCAGCCGGCAGTGCTGGAAGGTGCTGACGCGCCGACCGCGCAGGCCCGGGTACGCGCCCAGGTCAAGAACGTCACGCAGATCCACCAGGAAACCATCCAGGTCTCCTACACCAAGCAGGCCGCGATCGGTCGCAAGAGCGGGCTGGCGAACATGGAGCCGAACCCGGTCCTGAACGAGATGGACTGGCAGACCATGCAGATGCTCAAGCAGATGAACCGCGACATCGACTGGTCGTTCCTCAACGGGGCCTACCAGCTCCCGTCGGATAACACGACCGCCCGCAAGACCCGCGGTCTGCTGCCGGCGATCGTCTCCAACGTGACTGACGCGGCGGCCGGCGTGACCGCGACCGGCGCGGCGGCGGCCTCGACCGACCTGATCACCCTGGCGTCGCACGGCCTGTCCATCGGCGACACGGTCGAGTTCACCTCGGTCGGCGCGGCAACCCCGCTGGTGGTCGGCACGCCGTACTTCGTGGCCGCGTCCGGGTTCACCACCGGCGTCTTCAAGGTGACGCTGACCAAGGGCGGCACCGCGGTCGACATCACCGTCGACGGCACCGTGGTCTGGGAGAAGGGTGTGGCCCTGTCCAAGACCCTGATCGACAACACGCTGCAGCTCGCCTACGACAACGGCGGCATCAGCGAGCAGGCGACCGCGACGCTGCTGTGCAACTCGGCGCAGAAGCGTGGCGTGACCAACGCGTACCTGACCGCCGGCAACTACGTCCGCAAGGAACTGGCGGGCAACGTCGGAGGCGTCACCGTCGATCGCATCGACACCGACTTCGGTGTGCTGAACGTGATGCTGGATCGGCAGATGGCCCAGAACCGCCTCGCGATCGTC